AGCTATTGGCCAAACTAATTTGGGCCGCTGGCCTGCCAATCTCATTCACGATGGAAGCGATGAAGTGCTGGCTGGGTTTCCTGATGCGCCGGGGCAGGGTGGCGCCGTTACTGGAAACGAGCCAACTGCCAACGGTTTTTCCGGTGCAGTGGCGTTCGGCGGGATGAAAGCCCGTGCCGGTGGATATGCGCCCAGGCTCGACTCCGGCTCGGCCGCCCGGTTTTTTTACACATCAAAAGCCGACTCCGATGATCGCCTTGGTTCAAAGCACCTAACGGTAAAACTGATCGACCTCATGCAATGGCTTGTTCGCCTCGTCACGCCCAAAGGCGGCACGGTCCTTGATCCGTTTGCGGGCACCGGCACGACCGGCGAAGCTGCATGGCGTGAAGGTATGAGCGCTATTCTAATCGAGCGCGAGCCAGAATACCAAGCTGACATTGCGCGACGGATGGAACTTGCAACGCAGCCGACAAAGCGCGCGGCAGTAGCGGCGACCAAGAACAAGCTCGGCCGTCCCGAGGACCTACCGTTGTTCAGCGGAGAAAGCCAATGAGCACGATCGCAACAGACGGGATTACAATAGCCGGCGACGGTCTGGGTGCAACCGACGGCGGCATTATCATGGCGCGCTCTCTTCGCAAAATCGAAGGCTATCCAGGACGAATCTACGCCTTCGCCGGCATGACGCGCAGTATGCGGCCGGTCATCGACTGGCACCGCAACGGCGCGATCGCCGAAAAGTATCCGGTAAAACCGGACGACGAGTCCGCAACGCTCTTGGTCCTGACCGCCAAATCAGCGATTCTCTACTCCGACAGTCCGCTCGGTGAGCTGTGCGAATTCCCGATGGCGATCGGCAACGGCAAGTCGATTGCGATGGCCGCGTTGTTGCTAGGTCATTCGCCACGCGAAGCGATCGAGTTGGCCTCCCGCCTGGATGTCTGGACGGGCGGAGAAATCCAAGTGGTGCGTCTTGCAGATTATCTCGGCGATGCGCCGGGGAAAGAGGTTTTGAATGGCCACCACCCCGAAGGACATCGCAGCCCGGCTCCGGTCTCTTAGCGACGAGCGCCGGGCATTGAAGGCAATTGAAGGTCAAGAAACACGGAGACGAGCACTATGGGCAAAACGCCATATCCAAGCGTCGATACAACACTCGTTACGAGTGAGCGTGTCGATGGTGCTGCGCGCGTGTTCCAATTGTCCGGGGATGCCGAGCCGCTCCCGGCCGATACTCGCACCTATCTTGAGTACACCGGTACGGAAGCAGGACATGGTGCCGGCGAGTTCATCGAGCGTCGCCCCGTAACGCATGAAGTTGTGGCCACTGGCGTGTTGCCTATTGTCGAGAAGATCAAACCGTTCTGGCCAGCCGCGCACCGGCAGAGCGCCAAGAGCCAAGGGGAGACACCGCGATCATGCTGAAATGGGCCGATAGGCGATGCGGAAACTGCGCATTCTGGGGATCTCCCGACGATCCAGACGGTGACTATCCATGTCAGCGTCTATCGGCACCGCAACCATACCAGACGGCCAACGATCGCTGTGGAGATCATCGCACCGAGGACGAGGTTGACGCCGACATCCGCGACCGCGCCCTAAAATGGTTTGAGACGGAGAAGGCAGAGGCCATCGCCAACAACTGCCTAGCCACGTGGGCGCATGGTCGAGGCGCTGTTTGATGGAGGCGCGCCTGCTGCCAGGATGTCCGCCGTCCACGGCATCGGACCTTCGGTTCCACTGCTGGGTCAAGCCAGACGCGGCGCCGGATGCGCTGCCCGGTGGCACACGGATGGTTTGGCGAGCGGACTGCGGCCGCGGCGAAGTTTGGCGCAAGTACCAGATGACCTACGATCTCTCTGAGGACAAACCCGAGCGGCGGCTGGTGGCGACATACGCTGATGCCGTCGACGGTAAAGCCGCCAAGCGGATGTATCCCAGGTTGCTGGGGGCTATGGCGGCTGTCGCCGCGCGTATGCAGCGGGATGCCAGCGAGGAGGCGGCATGATCTACGGCTCCGTCTGGGAAAACGTCCCCGGTGTGCTCAGCCTGGATGGCGGGCGAGCTTTCGCCTCCATCCTCGGAGGGTTGGCAGAATGCGGGTATGGTCTCGCCTACCGAGTGCTGGACGCTCAGTTTGTCCGAGTGGACGGGTTTGGACGGGCAGTCCCTCAGCGACGACGGCGTGTGTTCGTTGTCGGATATCTTGGTGACTGGCGACGTGCCGCCGCGGTATTATTTGAGCGCTCGAGCCTGTCGCGGCATCCTCCGCCGCGCCGTCAAGCGGGGCAAATCGCTGCCCCGACAATTAGCGCTCGCCCTACAGGCGGTGGCGGACTCGGAACCGACTTTGAGTGCGACGGCGGACTCGTCGCCTTCGGTGGAAACAACACCAGCGGACCGATTGACGTAGCGACCGCGCAGACCGCGCACGGCGGCTCGGGGCGATTTGATTTCGAGAGTGAAACATTCGTCGCCCATGCGCTGCGCGGTGAGGTGGTCGATGCCAGCGAGGACGGGACGGGGCGCGGCACGCCGTTGGTGCCGGTAGCGGTTGACGTGGCACCATGCCTGAGATCCGGGGGCAACGTCACAGGTGGTGACCGGCCTTACCCGTCGTCGGGAGTGGCGTGGCGGGTCCGCCGCCTGATGCCCATAGAATGCGAACGCCTACAGGGATTTCCTGACGGCTACACGGCCGTGCCATATCCGTTGCCAAAATGGGCGCCGAAGTTTCCTGAACGCGTAAAGTACGCCGCCGACGGCCCGCGCTACAAGGCGCTGGGCAACAGTATGGCCGTGAACTGCATGCGCTGGATCGGCCGGCGCATCGACATGGTGGAAGCTCAACGAGCGGGGCGGCATGATCAAGCGTGACAGGCTACCGACTGCAAAGCGCCGACAGATACGTAGGCAAGAGCTTTGGGTGCAGCAGGACGGAAAATGCTTTTGGTGCCAATCGCCAACGCTGTTGGCCTTGTGGTGTGTCGAGACCCACGAAACGCCGCCCGACAACCTAGCCACTCTAGAACACCTTTTACATAGCCGTGATCCACGACGGCGGGTGCCGCCTGTGGGAGGCGAGCAGCGGTTAGCTATGGCCTGCTACCGGTGCAACCAAGATCGAGGCGCCCGTGATGAATTAAGGCTCAGGAAAAAGGGTCGCGTGGACATCGACAATCAGCAACCAGGAGAACAATCGTGAGCAAGAAGCCAGGTCTATACGCCAACATCAACGCGAAGCAGGAGCGAGGCGGAACACCTCGAAAGCTAGGAAGCAAAGGCGCACCGACCAAAGCCGACTTCGTTCGATCGGCCAAGACGGCCAAGACGGCCAAGCCGGTGAAGAAGGGCAAGTGACCAGATCGCGACAGGTCTTCTGAATAAGTGCCGGGGAAACTGTCGCGAAACGACCAAACTCGACCAAACAATTGTATACTCGTCTTCTCGCGTTCCACTTTGTACCAGTGCGTACCCGTCGCAACCGGTGGGCTGCATGGGCAGCCACGTCGTCGGGGCCACCAACTCGGCTGAAGACCGCCTTGTTCAGTTCATGGGCATGAACGCGGACTTGTAGACCTTGCGGTTCCCCCACGGCGCAGCCGACACTCCGGCCTTGGTCTGATAGGCCTTGAAGTGCTTCAGCGGGATCGGACCGCCGCGACACACAATTTCGTAGTGCAAACCGCCATAGCTCGCCCGCTTCCCGTGGATCCGGGAATACTTGGCGATGGCCGATTGTGGTGCCTTGATCTGTTGTGAGATGGCCCGCTTGACCTGTGTCTTGGCTTTATCGCCTGTGTGATTCAGCGCGCGGCGTGCCGCATCAGGCACCCGATTGCTCAGGATGTTGGCCGCGGCGATCATGCGTGCGACGCCGTCGCCCGCGACATTAATCGACAGCGTGGCCATTATGCACCATGTCTAGGACAGCGATTGCGGTAGCTGGGAATGGGTCGGCGGGCCTGTGACGCCCTGATCGTTTGTGCGCTGGCGTCGTGCCAAAAGCGCCTATGTGGGCCATGAATGGCGGCCTTACCGGTCCCAGAAACGCGAAAGCCGAACGGGCGAACCCATCCGGCCATAGCTCTTGCGAGCATACTTGTGATTCGCCCCGATTCGACGTTAACCGTCAAGCGGTTTCTTGCGAGAATGCCAGAGGGTCTCGCCAACGACGCCGAGCATGCCACTCACGACCACGGTCACGGCGATGATCGTTGCACCCCACGGGTTGTCGATCAGCCGGCGGTCGACCAACCACGCCGCAATAATGATTGCCTGCCCGATCAGCAGACCCCACACGAACCACGCCCACGCCAGTTGCGCGACCAGCCAGCCCATCGTTGGCCTCCTTAAGGTTCAGTTGTCAGCTTCTGGTCCCATGAATGCCGCAAGAGCTTGTCGCACTCTATGCAGCGCAGCTCAGTACCGGCCACGCCGCAGGTGTATTCCTTGGCGTGAGGGCATCGTGCTTGCTTGCGTGACTTTAAGACGCCCATCGTCACGGCGACAACAATGACCACAGAGACAAAAGCCAGAGCTAGGACAAGCTCGCCGAGTGCCCAGCCAATTCGAGCCCACATCGCATCCCAAAGCCAGTGCATTCGGTCTCCTTATGATTGCATTGCTTCGTCATATTCGGACTGGAGCCGTTCGATCTCTTTAATCTGCTCCGATGAGAGGTAGCGCCTAAAGCCACACCGGCCGCACGTTGCGCAGCCGGTTAGTGGGTCAATGTGCTCGTACTCCCAGCAGTCGCACTCCGTCGTTTCGTCGTCGTATGCTTCGTCATCCGCTTGGCACTGAGCACAGCCACAGTTGCTGTCATCAACGTGATGTTCCCTGCTCATGGCCGCTCCCTCGAATTATTTTTCAGACTGCGGTTGCTGATTTGGCTCGGTACGTCGGATGCTGCGCCACAGCGTCGACCATTGCCGCACCCATAGAATAGGCCTCGACATCAACCCACTTGATGTCTCGTGTGATCGTGCCGCGAAGCTCAACCCTCCAGCGTGTTTTTGCCATTTCGCTCATCCTGCGCCTCCTTATGATTCACTTGTCAGGCCAGCCCTTCACCGACTCTGCATGCGAGGCCGCGCTATGCGGCCACGGCGCTGCGTAGGCGAAGCACAGCACGTCGTCGGGGCCGCCAACTCGGCTGAAGACCGCCTTGTTCAATTCATGAGCGTGGGTTGCCGCCGCAAGGTGCGACGGCGCGGCTATCACGTCGTCAGGACCGAGAACGTGGACGCACCACAGCGCCAGATTGGCGTTCGCCTCAATCTTCTCGCCAGTGGTCATTTTTGCTCCTATCTGTTTCTGGCTTTGATACTATCGAGCACGCCGCGCTCCATCGCTCGATTGACGCCCGCCTGCGTGCGCTGCCGGATCAGGTCGCGTTCAAGCTGCGCGACCGCACCCAGGATCGTCACAACCGCCCGTCCCATGGGGCCAGTCGTGTCAATCGGATCGGTCAGCGACTTGAACTTGATGCCGCGTTCTTCGAGCCCGTTGAGCAACGTCAGGAGGTCGAGAACGGAGCGGCTGATACGGTCGAGCTTCCACACTACCAGCGTATCGCCAGGGCGGCATTGCCGGATAGCCAGGTCACGCCCAGGCCGCCGCTTCGCGACACCTGAAACCTTGTCGGTGAAGATCATGTTTGGGGCAACGCCAGCCCGCGCCAGGGCGTCGACCTGGAGGCCCAGATTTTGATCCTCGGTACTGACCCTACAATAGCCCACGAGCGTCCCGCCTTCGTCGGTCGGAGTTTTCATCTCTGATTGGTTGTGCGCGATGACGTCGACGCCTTCCAAGCGGTGGGCCATCAGCAATGTCATGATGTGGCCGTTGCTTATCGGGCCGCCATGGCGCGCGCGATCTTCGGCCTCAGCTTTTTCGAGCCTATCGACCTCGGCTTCCCAGCCCGCATCTTGCTCTTCAATTGGCTGACCAAAAAATCCAAAGGCTGTCGGCATCGGAGGTCTCTCTGTAGTCGTTGCTCGATGGCCCAAACTGGCACAGATGCGGCCCTGCTGTCAACAGGTGTGCGCACACGCGTTGACATTTGCACAAGTGTGTGGAATGGTCCAGACCATGCTGGACATGGGACGAGACCGAAAACCGATCAATCTGACGCTAGACCCCGAGGTCGTGCGCCGCCTGGACGCTTGGATCGAGCAACAGCCGATCCGCGCCGGGCGATCCGCCGTGGTGGAAAGCGCCATCAAGGCGTTCCTCGACGATCAAGAGCCTAAGTCGAAGGGCAAGGGCTAGACTACACAGAAACCCCTAGTAGGTTGTGCGCTCACCTAGTTTTCAAGTGTGGGCAATCTTATTCGATTGCGTGGCGATCGCTCGCGAGATCAACTCTTGGCTGGTGCCAGTTTCACCACCAACCGAACACGCGGAGTAAGGGAAGCTCGTCTATACGTCCGGCGACAAGTGGATCGTCAGGAAGGGCGGTTCATTCAAGAAGAACAGGGCGCAGATGCATGGCCACTGTGCGGACATCGTCAACTCAGGGGCGTTCCGTGGTGCGGCGTTTTCGGATGGGGACGCCTACTTTGAGAAGTGTGCAAAGCACGCCGTGAAGCTGACCAGTCCGACGCGCTTCAAGGAATTCCAGATCAGCCACCACGTCATGCACGTGCTGGAAGATCTCGCCAAGCTGACCGCTGCTGCATGAATTCGCGGATTGCGGCTGTCAATTCGCGCGCGCTCATGAAGCTCGCGAGCATGGCATAGAGCTGCTTTCTCGGCGCGCGCAATTCTTTGGGCGAAGCGCCGCGCTGTTCGAGCAGGCTGGCGGCTTCAGCGCGCCAGAGCAAGTGGGCCAACT